AAACAATTAGCAGATACTAGTAATTTAATTGAATTAGGGTTTTGGAGTACACTTAATGCGTTTACTATAGCAGATCTAGAAAACATGTTAAGGTATGCAGACTCGGTAGGAATACCATTTAGTTATGGACTACTTGAGTTTCCAGAACAGTTAAGCATAAAATATACAAATCCGTTTACTGTAAAAGCAAAAGAGCTTTTTCAAAAAACGGACATATTGTTGATCAAACAACTTGAACCTTTGGTTGCTTCAAGTTATAATAACACAAAAGAATTAGTAGATTTTGTAACTGAACAGGATAAACTACGCAAAATAAGTTATAAAGACTACTTTGATATAGAACTAGGAGAATAACATGGCCAAACCATTTGACGTAAGTAAATTTAGAAAGAGCATCAGCAAATCAATTGCTGGACTATCAATTGGATTTAACGATCCAACAGACTGGGTATCAACAGGTAACTATGCCTTAAACTATTTGATCTCGGGAGACTTTAACAAAGGTATTCCACTAGGCAAAGTAACAGTGTTTGCCGGAGAGTCGGGTGCAGGCAAATCATATATCTGTTCGGGTAACATTGTTAAACACGCACAGGAACAAGGTGTGTTTGTTGTCCTAATTGATAGTGAAAACGCACTAGATGAAGATTGGTTAAAGGCCTTAGGTGTAGATACGTCAGACGAAAAATTGCTCAAACTCAACATGGCCATGATTGATGATGTAGCAAAAACAGTCAATGACTTTATGGGCGAGTATCGTGCTATGGCAGAAGAAGAGCGTCCTAAAGTTTTATTTGTTATTGACTCACTTGGTATGTTACTAACTCCTACAGATGTTGATCAGTTCCAAAAAGGTGACTTAAAAGGTGACATGGGTCGTAAGCCTAAAGCACTAACAGCACTTGTACGTAACTGTGTTAATATGTTTGGTTCAGCTAACGTAGGACTTGTAGCAACTAACCACACTTACGCATCACAAGATATGTTTGATCCAGACGATAAGATTTCAGGTGGACAAGGCTTTATCTACGCAAGTTCAATTGTTGTTGCTATGAAGAAACTTAAACTTAAAGAAGACGAAGATGGTAACAAAGTATCAGATGTTAGAGGTATTAGAGCAGGTTGTAAAGTAATGAAAACTAGATATGCTAAACCGTTTGAGGGTGTACAGGTTAAGATTCCATATGAAACAGGCATGAATCCATATTCAGGCTTAGTTGATCTAGCAGAGAAAAACAACCTATTAGTTAAGGATGGTAACAGACTACGCTTTGGTGAAGGTGATAACGAAATTAAAATGTTCCGTAAAGCATGGGAGTCAAATGAAGATGGGTGCTTAGATAAAGTAATGGAACACCTCAAAAATCAGACAAAAGAAGTAAATATAGAAGATGTTGAAGCCAGTATAGATGTTGCTACAGAAATGGAAATGAAAGCAATTGATGAGGCAGAAGCAGTTCAAACAGAGGAGACAGAAGAATAAAATGTTGAACGCAATAGCTGATATATTTGAAACACTTAAAAATCATATTAACGAAGGCCTACACAAAGATGCCGCCATTGACCTAGTACATACTCTAGTAGATGTACAAGGTGTTAGTCCTAAAGAAATTAGAGAATCAAATCTAATGGAAGATGATGATGTTAAAGATGCTCTATTAGACTATGACGATACTGTTGACGAAGAGGATGATGGTTTAGATCCTTGGGGCGACGAATATGATGAAGATGAGGAAGATGAGGACTATTAATGAGTTGGTATAGTGATGTTACAAATGACATTAGTAAAATACCTGACATGCTGTTATACTATGAAAACGAGTTACTGACAGCAAAGAAAGAATGTTCAGTGTATGGTAAAGTTGAAAAGAACCTAGCAGACTTACCTGGTATCACAGAACACAGGTTTAACCAGTTACAAGAAATAGAAGCAGTGTTAAACTATCTTAATATTCAATTACGTAAGATTAGACGTAAGCACTTTCAAAAGTATTTAGAAGCATATCAACGAGCATTAACATCACGTGATGCAGAAAAGTATGTTGATGGTGAGGACGAAGTTATTGACTTTGAAACACTGATCAATGATGTTGCTCTATTAAGAAACAAATGGCTTGGTATACTTAAAGGCTTTGAAAGCAAAAACTTTATGCTAGGACACGTTGTTCGTTTAAGAACAGCAGGCATGGAAGACATCAGTGTATAGACATCTAGTTGATCAAGAAAGCCACGATCATAGTCTAACAACACTTGACTTACTATTAGGCTACTATGATTTTGTAGAATCTATAGGCACAGTGCTTGACGTAGGCTGTGGTAAAGGGTATGATCTACATTGGTGGGCAACACTCGAAACGGCAGAGGATACACCTAGACCCCTAAACATTAAATGCACTGGCATTGACTTAAAAAATCAATTTGATACATCTTTAAGTAACCCAAATATCACAGTAGTTGAAGATGACATGGAAGATTCAAAGTTAAAGCACAATCAATTTGATGTTATTAATGCACACAATGTTTTACAGTACGCACTAAATCCCTTACAAACACTAGGTCATTGGTATGATCTTTGTAGAGACAATGGTATGTTAATCATATCAGTTCCAGAAAGCACTACACTAGAACGCAATAGAATAGTTGCTGACCAATACGGACATGAATACTACCACTGGAGTTTAGTTAACCTAATGCACATGTTGGCAGTAAATGGTTGGGACTGTCGAGATGGCTTCTTTAAAAAAGAACGTAATGATCCTTGGATACATGCCGCAGTATATAAAACACCTGACTTCAAAAAGTTAGACTACAGAACCACAACATGGTTTGATCTAGCAGAATTAAACATGTTACCTGAATCAGCAGTCAACAGTCTTAACCAATGGAACTTTGTTAGATTCCAAGACTTAAAACTAGACTGGCTAGACAAAAGAACTAGAGACTTCCGTAACTATTAATAAATATAAACTTAGTAGTTAATTATTAAGTTTAATGTCAACAATACCTCACACAGTAATCAATGTTTTTATAGGCTGGGATTCAAGAGAACCAATTGCCGCGGATGTCTGTGCTTACAGCATAATAAAACACTCATCGGTTCCTGTTAAGATACACTATCTTAAATTAGACGAATTAGAAAAACAAGATATTCTCACACGCAAACGTGATCCAAATGCCTCAACAGAATTTACCTATTCAAGATTCCTAGTTCCGTATCTAATGAAGTATTTTGGCAAAGCAATATTTTGCGATTGTGACTTCTTATGGACTCGAGACATCAAAGAACTATATGACGAAATCAAAGATAAAAGTGTTTATGTAGTTCCGCACGAAGACTACGGCTATGTGCCTAAGACTAAGACAAAAATGGATGGGCAACGTCAAACAGTGTATCCTAAAAAGAATTGGTCTTCAATGATGGCATTTAATTGTGGTAGTAAAGACTGCCAACGTTTAAGTTTAGATGCTGTTAATCAACAACCGTTGAGTTACCTACATCAACTTGAATGGATTAATAATGAGGACAATATAGGATTACTAAAACCAACATGGAACTGGTTGTCTGGATACTACTCAAAAAAACAATGGGGCACTCCAGGAGCCATACATTATACAGATGGCGGACCCTGGTTTAATGATAGTGATATACCTCCTGACATGGGTATAGCAAGTTGGAGCGAGGTACAGTATGGCAATTTATGGTTGGAATATTTAGAAGAATACAAACAAAAACAACAACTTGGTGATAAGATGCCAAGAGTTGAAACACATAGTCTGACCTTTGGCCCCGAAATGAAAAGATTGTTTAACGATATTCAAACATCTCTTTTAGATGGATATGATTTATATAACAATGGAATTGACCAGATAGTTAAACAAATAAAACAACAACGTACGAAACAAG